CGTGAAGCCCGGCCCCGATAAGGAGCGGCCCGGATCGCTCCTGCGCGTGCGTATCCCGCACACGCTGAAACTGCTGCCCGACGAGGGCGCCGAGGTGCCGCTGAATGGCTTCTGGCTGCAGCGGCTTCGCCAGGGTGACGTGGTCGAGGCCACGCCGCCACCCGCCGCGCCGACTGAGGGCACCACGTCATGAGCGACACCAACTCGATCTACGTCCCCGGGTACCCGAGCAATAACCGGGTTCCGGGCGTCTTCGCGGCGGTCGATCCGTCGAAGGCCAACACCGGCACGATCAACCAGCGGTCGCTGCTGCTCGGACAGATGCTGTCGAGCGGCACGGCCCTGGCTGGCATCGGGGTCATCTCAGCCGGGCTCGGCGATGCGCGCACCGCTTTCGGTGCCGGCTCGCAGCTCGCGCTCGCCGTGGAACGCTACCGGGCGATCGACCTGACCGGCGAACTGTGGGTTCTCCCCATGGCCGATGCCAGCGGCTCCGCGGCCGCCACCGGCAGCATCGTCATCACCGGCCCTGCCACCGCCCCCGGCGTCATCCCGCTCTACCTCAACGGCTTCAACATCAATGTGGCCGTGAACAGCGGTGACACCGCGACCACCATCGCCGCCAACATGACGACCGACATCAACAACTACGTGACGGCGGGCGGCAACACCATCGGCATCACGGCCACGTCCTCCAGCGGCACCGTCACCCTGACGGCGGCGAACAAGGGCAGCCTCGGCAACACCTTCACCATCAACCTGTCCTTCATGGGCACGGCCAATGGCGAGGGCCAGCCCGGCACCACGAATGTTCCCGGAGTGGGAGCGACCATCAGCGCGTTCTCGGGCGGCACCACCGATCCGACCGTCGCCACGGCGCTTGCGAACCTGCCGGATCAGCCGTTCGACTTCATCCACACGCCCTACAGCGACACCACCACGCTGAACGCGATCCAGGCTTTCCTGGGCGACGCGGCGGGCCGCTGGAACTGGAGCGTGCAGCTGTTCGGCGGCTCCTTCGTGGGCAAGGCCGGATCGCTGTCCACGCGCACGACCTGGTCCACGCTGCGCAACGACCAGCACGCCGCCGCGATCGGCGCCTATGGCTCGCCGTCGCCCGACTGGTACTGGGGTGTCGATTACTGCGCAGCTGCGGCCGTCAGCATCCGCAACGACCCGACCATCCCCATCGGCGGCCTGACGGCGGGTGCGCTGCTGAATGTCGTGGCACCGCCGCTGGCGGACCGCGACGGTTTCGCCAATCGCCAGACCCTGCTGTTCGACGGTCTCAGCACCTACAAGGTCGGCCCCGCCGGCGATGTCCATGTCGATCGCGCGATCACCACCTACCAGTTCAATGCGAGCGGCGATCCCGACAACTCGTATCTGAACCTGAACGTGCCCTACCAGCTGATGGCGTACATCCGCACGGTGGAGACGATGCTCGGGTCGCAGTTCAACCAGGTCAAGCTGGTGGCGGACGGCAGCCGCATTCCGCCCGGCTCGCGGATGGTTACCAGCCAGACGATCCTTGCCGCCGTGGTCTCACAATACATCGCCATCGCGACAGTGGGCGTGCCCGGTGCGCCCGCCGGCCTGGTGCAGAACCCGACGCAGTTCGCGCAGCAGGCGCAGAGCGAGAACGCCGGTGGCGGCATCGTCAAGCTGCTGCTGCCCGTGCAGCTCGGCAATCAGCTTATCGCGATCGTCATGAACGTGCAGTTCACGCAGCCCTGATCGGCGCGGTTCCTCGGGCGTGCGGTCTCCGGTGGGCCGCACGCCTCCTTTTGTCGCCACCGAACCCTGATCGGAAAGAGCTAGTCAATGTCAGGAACAAATCCCGGCGCTCGCCTTGCTGGTATTGCCAGCATGACCATCAACGGCGATGCCTGGGATGTCGTCAGCGATCTCGTGTGGCAGCCGACGATGGTTCAGCGCGAGACGCTGAAAGGCCAGACGGCGGTTGAAGGTTATTCCGAGATGCCGATGCAGGGCATGATCGGGGCCAAGCTGCGCGATCGGCCGGACGCCTCGGTGCAGGCGCTGAACGGGCTCACCAACGCCACCATCGTCGTCACCCAGGCCAACGGCAAGACGATCTCCGGCGCCGGCATGTGGAACACCGAGCTTGGCGAGGTGAACACCCAGGAAGGCAGCTTCTCCATCAAGTTCGAGGGCGCGAACGTGACCGAGGGCGTGATCTGATGAGCGAGACCGAGGAAGACGACGGCAAGCCGCCCACGCTCTCGATCCAGCTTGCGCCCCCGATCGTCTTCAAGGGCGGCAACTACACCTCGATCGAGCTTCGCGAGCCGAAGGCCGGCGAGGTGCGCAAGGCCGAGGGCCAGATGCGCAACGGCATCCACAGCGAAAGCCTGCGCCTCTACAACATGCACCTGATTTCGATGGTCAGCGGGCTTTCCATTCCGGTGCTGGAGCTGGTGCCCATCGGGCAATTCAACGAGGCGGCGGAATACCTCGCGGGTTTTATCGAGAGTGGCCGAGGAACTGGCAGGACCTGACTGCTCAACTCGGCCGGTTCTTCCATGACCCCGCGTGGGCGGAGGAACTGAGCGGCACCGACATGCTGCACTTCGCGGGCAAGGCCAACAGCATGATCGCGCGCGAAAACGAGGCCCGCCGCCGTGTCCGGTAGCAGCCGTGGTGGCGTATCGGTCGTCATCACCGCGATCGACCGTGCCAGCCGGCAGATCGACGCCATCAACCGCCGCCTGCGCGCGATGCAGGCGCCGATCGTCCGGCTGCAGCGGTCCCTCACGAGGTTCGGCGATCTCTCCGGCCTGACCAAGCTGGGCAACGCCTTCCAGGGCCTCGCGCGCTTCGCGCTGCGCGCCTTCATGGCGGTGTCCTCGATCCTGGCCCCGCTCGCCGCGATCACCGGCGCGCTATCGGTCGCGGGGCTGGCCCGGCTAGTGACCAGCTTCGGAGATCTCGGAACCAAGATACTGCTCACCTCGCAGCGGCTCGGGATAATGCCGCAGCAGCTGCAGATCATGCAGGGCGCGGCGCAGTTCGCCGGCACCTCGGCCGACGCCTTCACGAACGGGATGAAGACCCTCGGCGGGACGCTGGTGGACATGGTCGCCGGGCGCGCGCCCGAGGCCGTGATGATGATGACGACGCTGGGCCTGTCCCTGCGCGACAGCACCGGCCACGCGCGCAAGGCGACCGACGTGTTGCCCGAGCTGGCCAACAAGATCGCCGCCATCAAGGACCCGTTCCTGCAGGCCCGCGTGGCCGCCGTGATGTTCGGCGGCGCGGCCGAGGAAATGCTGCCGTTCCTGCGCAGCGGTGCCGCCGGCATCGCCGAGTGGACGGCGATGTCCGCCAAATACGGCACGATCGCCGACGAGGACCTGAACCGCTTCAACGACCTGCGCAAGTCACAGGTGGCGCTGTCGATCGCCACGCGCGCGCTCTCCAGCGACATTGCCGCGGCACTCGCGCCGTCGCTGCAGCAAGCCTCCTACTTCATGGCCGACTGGCTGGCCGCGAACCGCCAGTGGCTGCGCTCCACGATCGAGGCGAAGGTCAAGGAACTCAGCGACTACCTGAAGACGATCGACTGGAAGGGCGACGCCAAGGAGATCAAGGATTTCGCGGTCGAGGTCAACGGCGTAGCGCAGGCGCTCGGCGGCTGGAAGCCGATCATCGAGGGCATCATCGCTCTCAAGTTTCTCGGCTGGGTCGTCGCCCTCATCAAGCCGCTGGCGCAGCTCATCGGCCTCATGTCCCTGATCCCCGGTTCCGGCGTCGCCGCGGGCGCTGCCGCGATGCTGGGGGCGGGCGCGGCTGCCGGCGCGATGAACATGCCGGTGACCGACGAGTTCGGCCGCGTCATTCCCACCGGCGGCTGGGGCGGCCAGGACACGAGCGGCAATCCCGCTGCGGGAACGCGCCAGCCGTTCTCCTGGCCGACTGGCCCCGACTGGTCGCGCGGGCTCACCAATCGCCCCGTCGGTGCGACGCTCGGAATGGGCGGCCCGGTGCCCCCACCGCCGACCAAGGCGGAAGCTCTCGCGAACGAAAAGGAGAGCTGGGACTACTGGATATCGCGCGGTTACTCGCCGGAGCAGGCGGCGGGCCTGATCGCCAATGAGCAGGTGGAGTCCGGCTTCAATCCCCATCCCAAGCCGGGTGATGGCGGCATAGCTGTCGGCTCCTACCAGTGGCACCCCGACCGCCGGGCGAACATCCTGTCCGGCACGGGCATCGACGTCGCCAACGCCTCGCACCTGGAGAACCTGAAGGGGCTGGATTGGGAAATCAGCTTCGGCAGCGAGCGCGCGCGCGCAGGCCGCCTGCGGCAAGCGAAGTCGCCCTATGAAGCTGGCTACGACACCTCGATGGACGTGATCCGGCCCGGCAACGGCCCGGCCCAGGCCGACCTGCGGGGCCGGCTGGCGGAGGATATCTACAAGCGGCACCTCGCCGACGCGCAACAGAAGGCCGCTGCGTTGCCGGCGCCGCCCGTCGCGCCAGGACCGCCCATCCCGGCTGCCGCCAACGAT